CCGTCAGACTTTTGAAAGAGTTGGATGATAGAAAATCAGAACCATCTGAAGTCAATTGGCTGACTGAACAAACTGAGAAGTTTTGTCAAGACAAAGCCATCTATAATGCAATTATGGAATCTGTTGGCATTCTTGATGACAAGGACAGTAAACGTGCCAAAGGTGAGATACCTAAACTATTGTCTGATGCACTTGGTGTATCATTCGACCAGAACGTTGGTCACGATTACTTGAATGATTCTGAAACACGATTTGACTTTTACCATCGTAAAGAAAAGAAGATTAAGTTTGATCTAGACTTCTTTAATAAAATCACCAAAGGTGGTTTACCTGTAAAGACTTTGAATATTGCATTGGCTGGAACAGGTGTTGGTAAGTCTCTGTTTATGTGTCACGTTGCTGCATCTTGTATCAGTCAAGGTCACAATGTACTCTACATCACCATGGAAATGGCTGAAGAGAGGATTGCTGAACGTATCGATGCAAACATGTTGAACGTCACGATGGATGATCTACACGTAATTCCTAAAGAAGATTATGAAAGAAGATTCTCGGCACTCAAGAGTAAGACACAAGGCAAATTAATCATCAAAGAGTACCCAACCGCTTCAGCACATGCAGGACACTTCCGTGCCTTATTGAGTGAGTTGAAACTCAAGAAGAATTTCACACCAGAAATTATCTTCATTGATTATTTGAATATCTGTTCGTCATCTAGAATTAAACAAGGTGGTTCGGTTAACTCATACACTTATATTAAATCTATTGCTGAAGAACTCAGAGGTCTTGCTGTTGAGGCTGGTGTGCCAATTGTATCTGCGACACAAACTACTCGTAGTGGTTTCAGTAACACCGATGTTGGTCTTGAAGATACTTCAGAATCATTTGGTTTGCCTGCAACTGCCGACTTTATGTTTGCTTTGATTAGTACCGAAGAACTTGAACAGTTGAATCAGATCATGGTTAAGCAGTTGAAGAATCGTTATGGTGATCCAAACATGAACAAGAAATTTGTTATTGGTGTTGATCGTTCTAAGATGAGACTTTATGATGCTGAGGCTTCTGCACAACAAGACTTGTCTGATTCTGGTCAAAGTATACCTGATAAACCATTAAACACTTTCGGTAACAGAGAGAGAAAGTTTAATTCTAAATTTGAAGGCGTTAGAGTATGAACTTGACCAGAGATCAGGCTTTACATTGTGTTGAGGTCTTTCATGATTACTTTGATAAGTTTGATAGAATCGATGAATACATGAGAGATCAAAAACTCAATGCATTATCTGAATTGCCTATTGCTTTACCTGGTTGCGGTCCTGAAGAAGATTTGTTTTCTGACTTCAATGTTTCCCCTATGGATATGGAATTTGAAATAGTGGAACTTGAACCTGATAGATGGCAACTATACCTTGATATTACCTCTTCACATATTAACTCTTCAAGTCCAGGTAGAAATGTCAAGTTGGCTGTTCGTGAGAAGACCACAGGAAAGTTTGTAGGATTCATCAGGATTGGTTCTCCGACGATTATGATGAAGCCTCGTAATGTTCTACTAGACTGTGTGATCACGAATGAGACAGAGACAACCAAATCTTTCAACAAGGCGGCCGCTATGGGTTTCGTAATTGTTCCTGCACAACCTTTCGGTTTCAATTACCTTGGCGGTAAGTTACTTGCGGCAATCTGTTGTTCACATGAGGTAAGAGAGAAGTTGAATGCCAAGTATAATATGAATTTGTGTTTATTTGAAACTACCAGTCTTTATGGTTCATCGAAGACGGTATCTCAATATGATGGCATGAAACCTTTTCTGCGTTTTGGTGGAATAACTGAATCTGATTTTCTACCAATGATGCACGGTAAGCCTTATGATGATCTGAAAGAATATGTTGAAAAGATTAATGGTGGATCATTTGTACCCGAGGATGCATCAAGTAGAAAATTAAAGATTATCAATACTATAATCTCTATGACTAAGAGTGCATTGAAACCACATAAAGAAGATTATGATAGGTTTATTGCAATCGTTAATAAAGCAAAGTCTCTGACTGAAAAGAAACGTTATTATCATTGCAGTTACGGAGTGAAAAACTACAAAGATATCGTTCTAGGTAAAACTCAGGATATCATTAAAGATGATAATTATGATAAACACAATCTATCATACATCGTTGAGTGGTGGAAGAAAAAGGCTGAGAATCGATATCAGAGTTTGAAGACCGAAGGTAGACTAAGAACTGAACAGGAAGTTTGGACGGGTGATAAAAAGATTGACATTATACGGTAATTAATGTATTATAAATACTCCATAAATTAATGGGAGTGTTAAATGGCAACAACATTTTTGAGTGGAGGACAACAAACGACTGTAAACTCCACAATTACAGAATTGTTTCCAGCTTTATGTTTTAACAATAATTATAATCCAAAATCTCCGGAGGATTTGGAGAATTTCATCAATTCTTTAAATTTATCTTCACCGAAATCAAAAAAAACTTTTGTCACAGAAAGTAATCTTAAAGCTGGAAAAGAATTTGTTGTGCTTAAAGACAAAATAAGACCTGATATGAGGCAAGAGAAGATACAAAATGCATATGCCATTACTAAATTTTTATTTGAGACACATAAAAATAAATCGATAGAAAAAGTTGTTTGGGGATATAGAGAGAAACCTCTTGGTATACCAAACAATCATGCTGGTGATGTTTTTATATTTTTTAAAGATAAATCGACTTACCCAGCAATTGCTGGTATTTCATTGAAAGCTGGCTCTGAAAAATCATCAGAACCAAAATTAAACAGTTATGTTAAAACAACATTATCTAAACCTATGTGGTTGAAATCTGCACCAAATGCTATTCCTGAATTAAAAAAAGAATTGTGGAACAAAGTTTACTCTAAAATACCTTCTTTACCTAAGACAATAACATCCGATAATTATTTTATATCTGCGGGAAAAAATGAATCAACTAAAGCAAATCCAATTTTAATAAGTAAGATGATTGATTTCTTTGAAGTTGATTCTAAAGGATTTGATGATTTATATGTCGTTATGAACAAAGTTTGCCGTGAAAAATTATGCGAAGTAATCAACAAAGATACTGAAGCCGCAAAAGAATGGATTGCACAAGAATTTAGATTAGAGACGAAGGGTGAAAAAATACCTTTGGTGTTAGTTAAAGCAATCAGAACAAATTTCGAGATGGCCGGTGATCCATTAGCTGACATGATACCTGTTGCTAAAACAATAAAAGCCTACCTGAACAACAATTCTGTTCAGGAATGGTTCATTGATGTATCTGATGGTAAAAAAACATTAACTTTGTTAATGACAATACGAAGTGATTCGGAATTTAGAAGAGCTAAACCAAAAGGTAAATTGGGATCATTTGTTTCCTTAAAATTACTATATCGTGGAATAAAAAAATAAAATGAAATTTTCAGAATTCCTTAAAGAATCATCCAAAGAAGGTAAGAACGTACACTTGGAACACCTAGAAGAGGAAATCTTCAATAGAGGTACAACTGGTGCTCGTGATGCCATTAATTTCTTACAATCATTACGTGATATGTTGGCTGGAAGTTCGGAATCAAATATCAATGTTACCACCAAATGGGATGGCGCACCTGCAATTTTCGCAGGTACTAATCCCGAGAACGGTAAGTTTTTTGTTGGTACGAAAGGTGTATTTAACGTCAATGCTAAGTTGAATTATACAGACGAAGATATTGACCGAAATCATACTTCAGAAGGATTGAACAAGAAACTTAAATATGCTCTGAGATATCTTTCCAAGTTGGAGATTAAAGGTGTGTTGCAAGGTGACATGATGTTCACCAAAGGTGATCTTACACCTAAAGTTATCGATGGTGTCTCTTATATCACATTTCAGCCAAATACGATTGTCTATGCTGTGCCTGCCGATAGTAGATTGGCACAGATGATGTTGGCTGCACAGATTGGTGTGGTGTTTCATACATCATATACAGGAAAGACTATCGCTGATATGAAGTCTTCATTCAACATTGATATCAAAAATCTGAAGACGACCAAAGATGTTTGGTTTAGAGATGCATATTTTGTTGATGCTTCAGGTACAGCAACTTTTACTGAAGCTGAGACCAAGAAGATCACGAAGATATTATCTGAAGCGGGAAGAGTTTTTCAGACCATAAATTCTACTGTCTTGAATAGAATCTACTTGAACGATATCATTCTGACACAGATTAAAACCTTTAACAATACGAAGGTACGTGCAGGTGAAATGATTAAAGATACAAGTAGACATACCATGGAACTTATCAAATGGATTGAAGACCGTTTGAATAAAGAAATCTTGGCTGCAAAGAAGGATGAAACAAAGAAACGTAGACAACAGGAAAAAACTGAGTTGATGCGGTTCTATCGTTCTAATGCTGGTCAGATTAAGTTGATTTTCGATCTACACAATCTGATCGTTGATGCTAAGATTATGGTTGTTAGAAAACTTCAACAAATGAGACAGGTAACAGGAACATTCTTAAGAACTGATGATGGTTTCAAGGTTACAAATCCTGAAGGTTTCGTGGCTGTAGATAAGATTAAAGGCAATGCGGTAAAATTAATCGACAGACTTGAGTTTGCTCATGCGAATTTTAATGCTGCAAAGAACTGGAGTAAATGATGGCATATGATCTCAATAAGATAATGCAGGAATATAATGATACCGATTTCGGATTCTCTACCGAATCTGAAGAGGATTTTCAAGCCGTCATTGCTGAGAAAGATGAAACAGTCGAAGAATATAAACAGAGATTGACTCAAGTTGAAAAGATTGTTTTACCTTTCCTTACCAAGTTATTGAAGACCGCAGATCAACCGATCATCAAGTGGCCTAATCGTAAAGAAGTATTAGAAAAACAAATACAAAAAATATTAGAATTGACAAGGGGATAATATGGCAACCAAACCTGATATTCTCCCAAAATCTGGTGCAGGAGCATGGGGCACCGATGAATTGGTGAATACATATAAGAGAGATACACCAGGACAAGTTCCAACCGAAACCAAGTATCCATCAAAAACAATTAAAACATTAAAGAATTTTATTAAAAAGAAGTAATTTTTGGAGTTATATTATGCGTGATTTGATTATTGGATGTGCTACCAATTATGATTGGTCCAAACTTAAATATTGGGTCAATTCTATCAATCAGTCGGGATTCACCGGCGAAAAAGTCCTAGTATTAATGAATTGTGATAAAGATACTTGCCTCAAAGTCACAGAGGCAGGTTTCAAGATCATTGGTTTTGAACAAGATGAAGAGGGAAACCTAACACATTCTCCTAAGTTTATGGTTCATGTGGAAAGATTCTTACACATCTACAATTATATTCGATTGAATTCAGAAAAATTCAGATACGTTATTACAACAGATGTTAAAGATGTGGTGTTTCAGAAGAATCCTTCCGACTGGATCGATCAGAGTATCGGTGATAAGAATCTCATTTTTTCCTCAGAGAGCATTCTCTATAAAGATGAACCATGGGGTAATCAGAACCTTATGGAAACATATGGTCCATTCGTTCATGACATTTTCAAGAACAACGAGATTTTCAACGTAGGTGTTTTGGCTGGACATTCAGATGCAATCCGAGACTTGTGTTTGAATATTTTCGTTTCATCAGTACATGCACCTATTCCTATTTGTGACCAGTCTACCTTTAATTTCCTGATTTCACAGAAACCATATACCCAAACCTCTCTTTATGCTCGGTCAGAATATGGTTGGGCAAGTCAATTAGGTACAACAGTTGATCCCTCGAAGATCGAACAGTTTGCCCCATTCTTACTTGAAC